AGCTCGCCGGCGGGCTTGGTCACGCGGCGCCCTTTCGCTCGAGCCTGGCGGCACGCCGCGTGAACTGCTCGCGATAGACGACGAGGCGCATGTTGTCGACGACTTGGTCCCAGTACGTGCCGCCACCGACCGGCGCCGGCGGCGACCATGCACCCGTGGTGGCGTGATCTCTCGCCAACGCCTCGATCGCGCGAGCTTGCGCGTCGCCCACGACCGCGCCCGCCGTGGCTGGATCGAAGCTGCCCGGGATCATGGTTGCGCCTTCAGCGTCGACCAGTCGTGGAGCGCGTCGGCGGCTGCGACGGGAGTTGGGCCGGTGCCGGGGATGGGGGCGATGGTGAGGAGGCTGGCGTCGGCTGGATTGGGAGAAGTCTGCGCGGCGCGTGCTTCGCAAACGCCCAAGGTCAAACCGCCGCACAAGACCAAGAGGGGTACTTCGAATGGGACGGCGACAAAGGCGCGCCGCCAGTACCCTTGAATTGCCTCGACTTGACGGACATCGAGCATCCGGTCGATGGTCACCACGAAGACTTCGCCCTGCTTCGGCATGAGGCGGACAAGCTCGCATTCGGTGAACTGAAGTTCAGGCATGGTCGGATCCCTTTCGGTGTCACACCCAGACGCGCGCGCTGTCGAGCAGGCGGTCGGTGTAGTTGGCGGGCAGCTCGGCAATGCTGGTGCCCTGGGCGAATAGCTCGCGGTTGCGGTAGATGGTGGCGACCTGCAGGAGCATCCACGCCTTCACGTCGGGGTAGATTTGGTCCGAGGCGACGTAGCCGACCTGCATGTCGACGCGCACGCTGTTGGCGCCGCTGGATGTGGGCCACGATGCGCCGGCGGCGAGCAGCACGCAGGGCGGGTCGCTGACATCGTCGAGCAGGTAGGTGAACGACGGGACGGTTTGCAGCGCGCCGGCGCTGTCGACGTAGCTTATGGCGTCGATGGCCCGCACCGGGCTTGCCTCGAGGCTGAAGTCACCGCACGGGAAGGCGTCGAGCGTGAGGCGCGCGGCGCGGGGCGCGAGGATGCGCTGCGTGATGTGCTCGGCGCGCACGCGCGCGGCGCGGATGGCGTTGGTGAGCAGCGGATCCCAGACGGTGAGGTCGGGGTCGATGCTGCACTGCAGGCGCGCTTCGGCGAGCGTGATCAGCTCCTGCGTCGGCTGGGCGATGGTCAGTGGCATTGCGTGATCTGCTGGGTGCGGGGCTTGGCGTGTGCTGGCGGTCGGGCGCCGGCGCCGAGTGCCGAGCTGCGTGCGGTCGGTGTGGGCGCCGGCGCGCGAGCGCTGGCCGGCGCGGGCATGCGTGAGCGGGCGGTGGCGGGCTGCCAGCATCGCCGCGGCGATGCCCGAGGCACGATGCGCACGGCGGCGAGCGCGTGCGCGCTGTCGAACTCGACCGCGGGTGCAAGGCCAACGCGGATGGCAAGGCCGAAGGCGAGGTCGACTTCGTCAGTGGGCTGCACGCCGAGGGCGACGTCTGAGGCGAAGGCAGTGTCGGTTTCGGTTGCGATGCCGGCGCTGACGATGCCGCTGACGGCGTTGCGGGCGAGGGCGGTGTCGGATTCGGTTGCGAGGCCCGCAAGGCGCAGCGCTGTCGCTGGGAGCGCAGTTGCTGTGTTGGCTTCGGCGGCGATGCCTGCTGCGACTGCGACGCCTACGCTGCGCGCGAGGGCGGCATCGGTCTCGACCCCCAGGCCTGCGGCGAGCTGCGCGGCGCCGGCGAGCGCGATGGCGGTGTCGGCTTCGGCTGCGGTACCGGCTGCGACTGCGACGCCTGCGCTGCGCGTGAGGGCGGCGTCGGTCTCGAGCGCGAGGCCTGCGGCGCGCTGCGCTGCGGCGGTGAGCGCGGTCGCCGTGGCGACTTCGACTGCGATGCCTGCTGCGACTGCTACGCCTGCGCTTCGCGCGAGGGCGGCATCGGTCTCGACCACCAGGCCTGCGACGCGCTGCGCGATGGCGGTGAGCGCGATGGCGGTGTCGGCTTCGGCTGCGGTACCGGCTGCGAGCGCGACGCCTGCGCTGCGCGCAAGAGCGGCGTCGGTCTCGACCACCAGGCCTGCGGAGCGCAGCGCGAGGGCGGTGAGCGCGATCGCGGCGTCGGCTTCGGTTGCAACGCCCGCTGCGAGCGCGACGCCTGCGCTTCGCGCGAGGGCGGCGTCGGTCTCGACCACCAGGCCTGCGGGGCGCAGCGCGAGGGCGCTGAGCGCGATCGCGGTGACGGCTTCGGTTGCAAGGCCGGCCGCGCGCTGTTGGGTCGCGGTGCGCTGCAGCGCGGTGTCGACTTCGACCGCGGTGCCGACTGCGACGGCGCCGCCGGCGGCGCGAAAGAGTAGCAACGCCAGCATCAGGTGCCCGTGTAGTAGCCCACGTTGACACGCCACAGCCCGGACGTGGCGACGGGACAGACGATCGTGGTCGCGGTGTTCGCAGCGCTTGACTTGATGGGCGATGCGAGCGGCACGTCATAGCGATCGATGGCGCCGATCGCCTGCGCGGTCGGGAAGTGCCATGCCGGCGAGCCCGGCAGGTTCGTCGTCGTGACGGTCACGGGCGTGGCCGCGCCGGTGCGGGCGGCGGTGGCGTAGAGCTGGATGTCGATCGCCGTGACGTAGTGAAACAAGCCAGCGCCGGCCGCCGGCAGCGTCAGGGTGACGGCAGCGCCAGAGGTGCCGGTCGCGGTCACCCATAGCGTGGTGGCGCGCAGTTCGTCGTCGACGGTGCGCAGCACGCCCGTCAACGTCGACCGCAAGCGATCCCAGGTGGCGCCGTTGTAGCCCAGCAGCAGGGCCGCACGCAGCGCCGTGGTCGGGTTCGCGAGCGCGTCGGCGAGCGCGGCAGCGGTGTCGAGCACCTCGCCGGCGCCGCCGATGTTGAGGTCGAGGCCGACGATCTGCGTTTTGACGGTGGCGCGATCCTTGTCGCGGATAACGTCCCCGCCGGTGGCGGCGGCGAGCGTCGTGTTGTCGGCCACGCCGTCAGCTCGCGCGGAAGAAGATGCCGCCGGTCATTTGGATGTCGGCGCCGCTGGGCGTGAGCGCGAAGTCGAACAGTGTGAGCGGCAGGATGTTGGCGTCGGTGCCGCTGGTGGTGTCGGCGTCGTAGCACACGAGGATCTTGCTGATCGCGTTGCCGGTGGCGCCTGTCCACGTGACGGTGGGCAGCGAAATGTCGTAGCGATCGTTCGTGGTGTCGGGCGCCGGCAGCGCAGCGAGCTCGACGTCGGTGAGGGTCTTGCGGCCCATCGTGGTTTGTTCGTTGGTGGTGCCGACCAAGAACGCCGCGAGGTCGGCTTTGTCGACCAGCACCGCATCGGCCTCGAGGCCGGCGGTTTCGATGGGCACGAGGATGAGCGCCGAGTTGGCCGGGTCGTTGGCTTTGACGCGGTTGTAGAGCTCGACGACGCGGCCCTTGGCGATGTTGATGACGATGTTGGCCATGGTGGTGTTTACGCGCCGAGCGCGGTCAGTTGGTTGGTCTTTGCCGCCAGCGTGGCCGCCAGGGCGTCCTTGTCGGGGCCGTCCGCGGCTTTGGCGTGCAGGTCGGTGAGCTGCGCGATTTCGACGCGCAGGGCCTGTTCCGCGTCGGCACGCGCAGCAGCAGCGGCTTCGATGGCGCTCTTGACAACGGGAGCGCCCTGGCTGCGGGCGTATGCAAGGGCTTCCTTGTTGTCGTCGACGGCGCCTTCTTTGCCGAGCGCGGCGATGAGCGCGGGAGTGGCGTCGAGGATCTGGCCGGCTTTGAGGCCGTGCCCGATCACGTCGACGAGGACGAGGGCTTGCTTGGGCATGATGGTGCGGTGTGGTTGGGTGCGGACTGGACCGAAGGACGATGCGCAAAGGGCTCGCGGGCGCCGCTCGACAGCGCCCGCGGGCTAACCCGGCCGATGTGGGCCGAGAGGAGACATCCGGGCAACCGGATTCAGGTGGCGCTGTTGGCGTAGTACTTCACCGCGCCGCCGGCGTCGATCAGGTTGCCGCCGGCGCGCTGGAAAGCCAGGAAGCCGACCTGACCGTTGCGCGTGAAGGCGCTGTCGGTCATGCGGAACAAGGTGAGGTCCATCACCATGCGAGCGACGTACTTCTTGAAGTCGCCGGCCAGGATCGACTTCGCGTTCGCGGCCATGGCCGGCACGTCGTCGTTGATGATGAGCGGGCGGTTGAGCAGGCGGTCGGGCGCACCGCCCGGGTTGCCCTGTTCGTAGCCGGGCACAAAGATCGGGCGCTGGTTGCCGTCCTTGATCTTGCGCACGACCTTGAGGGAGCTGTCGGCCATCATGAAGCCGAAGCCGGCGCCGCGGTAGGCGCGGTTGATGCTGTGCTCGAGGTCGACGATGTCGTCGTAGACGACGGTGAGCGTTTGGCCGGTGGTGCCTGTCTTGCCGAGCAGCGCGCCGGTGACGATGCCGCGCGGTTGCGCGGTGCCGGTGCCGGTGGTCCAGTGGCGGTTGAGGATGCGACCAAGCCGCATGCCGAGCACGCCGCGGATGTACGCCTCGATGTCGATGAAGCTGTCCTGCAGCAGCTCGAAGGGCAACGCGATGTCCTTCGACGAATACTTGTAGACGTCGACGGTGGCGTTGCCGAAGGTGGTGTCGAGCCGCGCGACCGTGGTGTTCTGGGCGACGATTTCGCCTTCTTCCGAGGTGGCGTCGGTGGTGGGGAAGTTCATCGTCGCGCCGGTGGCGGTGCGCAGCACCGTGGAGGCCTCGAGCATGCCGCCGTAGGTCTTCATGGCCTGCTCGAGTTCGCGCATGTATTCGATGGCGACGGTGAAGCCACCTTCGGCGTTGGTCGTGGTCGACATCGCGCCGCGAATGTCGGGGTTCTGGCGCGCACGCATTTCCTCGAGCTGAGGGGCGGCGAGGTTGGACAGGCCGCCTTGCAGGTAGGCGCGCAGCGCGGCACTGGTGGCGCTGTGCTTGTGCGGATCCTTGGTGGCGTTGTCGCGCGCACGCTGCAGGACGTTGTCGGTCTGCTCGGCGGCGAGCTGCGCAAGGCGGGTTTCGCGGTTGATTTCGTCGTCGATCGACTCGATCTCGGCAAGCATGGCGTCAAGCTGCGCAGCTTCGGCCGATGGCATGCGCTGGTCGGCGGGGAACTTGTCGTTGAGGGCCTTGGCGGCTTGCGCCTTGGTGTTACGGTGCTCGCGCAGTTGGGCGAGTTTGGTCGTCATGGCGGGGTCTCTCCAGGGGGTTGATGACGAAGAAAAGCCCGCGCACGGCGGGCCGGTATCGGTTCGCGCGCGAGCGCTACGCGATGGAGGCAAGGCGCAGCGCGGTGTTGATGCGCTGGGCTTGGCGATGACGGTGGTCGGCGCTGGCGTGGGCCGGCGGCGCGGGTGGCTGCGCTGGTGGCGCGGGTTCGGGTGTGGGTGCAGGCGCGTCCCACGCGCGGCCCGCAGCAGCGCGGCCGTAGGCGCGCAGGTTCCACGCGGCGGCGGCACCGGGCTGGTCGGCGGCGGTTTTGTCGTTGCCGACGGCCATGCGGTCGGCGAAGCCGGCGTCGATCGCGCCTTGCGCGGTGAACCAGGTTTCGGCTTCGACCCACGCGGTGACGGTGGCGCTGGTCTGACCCGTGCGGCGCACGTAGTCGACGATGGTGGTGTCGTCGACCTGCTGCAGGAGGTCGGCGACCTTACGCATGTCGCGCTTGTTGCCCAGCGCGATGGTCCACGCTTCGTGAACCATGTATTCGGACTGCGCGGAGATGACGACTTCGCTACAAGCACATGCGAGGTTCGTCGCGGCGCTGGCGCACAGACCGTCGATGTGGGCGATGACGTTGGCCTTGCTGTCGCGGATGGCCTGCGCCATGGCTTCGGCCGCGAAGACATCGCCGCCGCCGCACTTGATGCGCAGGTTGATCGTGCCGACGTCGAGGGCGCGGAACTCGGGCACGAAGTCTTGCGGGCACACGCCGCCGTACCACTCGGCCATGTCGCGGCCGTCCATGATGGGGTCGTATAGGTAGACGGTCGCTTCGCTGCCGTCGGCGGCGCGCTGGATGCGCTGCGCGATCGGGGTGAAGGTGCGGCGGTTGTCGGCGAGCAGCTGCAGGAGGTGGTTACGGCGCATCGGTGTTGTCCGGTTCGGGTGGCGGCGACGGCGGTGGTGGGTCGGCAGGCTCAGCGGTCGTGGCGGTCGCGGCGGTGCCGGGGTTGGCTGGCGCAGCGTCGAGTTGCTCGTCGGGCGGCAGCTTCTCGCGGCGACGGATCTCGGCGACGGTGATCCAGGCGCGTTCTCCGGCGCGGCCGAGGCCGACTCGATAGGCCTCGAAACGGGCCTTGGTGTCGCCCTTCTCGAATGCGGTGGTGTCGTGCTCGACGAAGTAGCGTGCGCGGGTGGGCCAGAGCTTCGCGTTGAACTCTTGCGCAATGCGGATGAGGTGGTGCGCAAGGGTGTAGCGCACGAAGCCCATGCCCATTTGCTCGATGCCAGATCCCCAGCTCGTGGTCTTGCTGGTGTGGCCGATCAGGAATGGTGGCACGCGGAAGATGCGGGCGATTTCTTCGACGGAGAACTGACGCAGGCCGATGATCTCGGCGTCACGTGGGGTGATGCTGAGGTTGGCAGGCTCCAGGCCGCCGGTGAGGATGAGCGGCATGCGCTTGCCGGGCTGGCCGGGTTGCTGGACACGGGCCAACAGGGATTCCTTCAGTGACTGGACCTGCGGTGTCTTGAGGTCCATCGCAGTCTTCAGCGCGTAATCAAACGTGGCGCCTTCGCTGAAAAACTTGCCCGCGTACTGTTCGGCGGCCAAGCTGACGCCAATGGCTTCGCGGGCGGCGTAGGTGATGGGACTGGGGCTGTAGGTGCCGTCGAAGCCGAGGGACGGGATCTGGATGATGTCGGCGTCGTTGACGATGTCGACGCTGCCGTTACGGCGGACGACGCGGTGCCAGCGTTCGCCGCGGTCCCAGAAGGTGGTGACGTGCAGCGGATGCAGCGGCTCCCATCCGATGACGCGGTTGCTGTAGGGGCTGGAGCGCTTGAGCTCGGCGTAGCCGTCGCCGTAGAAGAGGTTGCCGGCGATGAGGCATTCCCAGGCGATGGCCGATGACATGTGCGCGTCAGCGCGTTCGTTGAGAAACCACCAGTACTCGTGCTCGGCGATGTCGCGATCGCGACCGGTGCGCTGGTAGATCTCGAGCGGCAGGGTCGCGATGGCGCCGGCGATGAGCGACACGCACGCGTACACGGCGCTGACGCGCATGGCGTTGTCGGCCGTGACGGCGATGCCGGATGCGGTGTGGCTGCCGATGCTGAGGGCGTCGAGCAGCTCGCCGGCGGTGAGGTTGGTGGTGTGGCTGTTCTCGCCGGCGGCCTGGATGCGCGAAGCCTGGCGGTTGGCGGTCCAGTCGGCGAGGACGCGCGAGGGCTTGAAGGTGGCCTCGAGGTCGAAGACGGCGGCGGTGGTCATGCGGCTTCGAGGTCGATGATTCGGGGGACGAGGGTGACTTCAGCCTTACCGCTGCAGCCGACGGCCATGACGGCGGCGATCGCGACGTCAATGCGGCCGATCGCGCGTTCTTTGTCGAATTTGCGAGCGCCGGTGGGGTCTTTCACGGGGACGACGTTCGAGGCACACCAGGTGAGGAGCGGGTGGCCGTTGTGGACGATGGCAGGCTCGTGGGCAACAGACTGCTCGGTTGCCGCTGTCTCGGCGTCGTTGTCAAGGTCCAGCCCCATCAAACCGGCCTCCAACTTTTCGATCGCCGGACTCATCGACTTGTAGCCCTGGCCGAAGTCAAGAAGGGGCGGCAAGGTGATGTCGTTGTCTCTTGCGAGTTCCTGGAAGTCTTTGATGCGCCAGCGGTCGTATGCGACGAGGAGGATCTCGACGATGTCCATCAGGCCGATCAGGTGCTTGATGACGTGGAGCTTTGAGATCGCGCGGCCTGGCGTGGTGAGGAGGTGGCCAGCACGTTTCCATGCGGTGTAGGGGACGCGGTCGCGCTCTTCGCGGGCTGCGAGGTCCTCTTCGGGCAGCCAGGCGAAGGCGATGAGGTGCCAGGGTTCGCCGGGGTCGATGGGCTCGATGTTGAGGACGAGGGCGGTGAGGTCGGTGGTGCTGCTGAGGTCGAGGCCTGCGTAGGCGCGTCGGCCGCGGAACTGGTCGAGGGTGTAGTCGCGTTGGGCGCGCTTCCAGACGTCAGGGGTGAGCCAAGGGTTGGCGGCGTCGGTCCATTGGCAGAAGTTCAGGCGGCGGACGAGGCTTTCCTTGCTGGGCATGCCACGCGCTTCGGCGACTTGCTCACGAAGGTACTTCAGGCCCGGGAGGTTGGCGTGCTGGAGGCTGGGGTTGGCCTTGGGCCAGCAGGTCTCGTCGTGGATGGGATCGTCGTCGTCGTCGAGGCTTGCGACGTAGGAAAAGAAGGTGTCGGTGAGGTCGCCGCGTTCGCCGCTGTTGACGGTGCCGGCTGCGACCTTGCAGGCGTAGTCGTGGTAGTTCCAGCACGGCCCCGATCGGCCGGCGCCGGCGTTGGTGATCATGAAGATGAGGGCCTGGCGGCGGCTCTTGGTGCCAGCGCGCATCATTTCGACGACGGCGTCGGTCTTGTGCTCGTGGATCTCGTCGAGTAGGGCGTGGTGCGGGCGGGGGCCGGATTGGCCGTCGTCTGCGCTGATCGGCCGGAAGAAGCTGGCGGTGGCGTGGTACGCGAGGTTCCAGCGGCTGACGCCGGTGCCGCTGGTCGTGAGGCGGCGTTGCAGGGCCGGCGAGTGGTCGTACATCGCGATCGCGTCGCGGAAGAGGACCATCGCCTGGTCCTTCTTGGTCGCGGCGGCGTAGACCTCGGCGCGGGCTTCGCCGTCGGCGACGAGGGCGTAGATCCCAAGGCCAGCCGCGAGGGGGCTCTTGCCGCTGCCCTTGGCGGTCTCGATGTAGGCGACGCGGAAGCGGCGGGTGTCGTCGGTGGTGTTGACCCAGCCGTGCAGGCTGCCGACGATGAACTGTTGCCAGGCCAGCAAGGCGAATGGGACGCCTTCGTACTGGCCGCCGTTGAGCCGCAGGACCGTCGGGAAGAAGTCGATGACGCGCTGGGCGCGGGCGGGATCGAAGTGCAGGCCGCGCGACGGGGCGTGTTCGAGGTCGCGGAAGTGGCGCTCGGCTGCTGCGCGGACGTGGACGCCGGCGATGATGGTGCCGTCGAGGACCTGGCGCGCGAAGCTGGTGACGGGGTCGGTGCGCTTCTTCGTCGGGCCGCGGGGCGCGCGGCGGCGCTGGGGCGGGCTACTTGTCGAAGTAGGCGTCGGCGGGGTCGTTGCCGAAGAGCTCGGATTGAGGGTTGCTGATGACACGGGAGCGGTCGGCGGGGCTCATGCCGAATTTCGCGAGGGCGGCCATCGACTGCTTCCACGCCATCGACTGCAGGATCATCCACGGTGACATGCTGAGGCCGCCGGTCTCGTCGTTGCGCGCGATCATCGCGGTGCCGGCTTCGGCGATCGCGAGGCGGTGGTTGGCGACAGAGGTGGCGGCGAGCTCGAGGGCGAAGGTGTCGACGGTGGTGAGCAGGCGCGCCTTGCGCAGCTTCGGCGCCAGCTCGTCCCAGACTTCGGCGATGTGGGCGGGCAGGTGCGCGGGGGCGGTCAGGTCTTCGAGGTAGTCGGGATCGGGCTCGGCGCGATTGACAGCGCGCTTGCCCGGATTACCCGCGACGAGCTTCAGCGCTGACGGCTTCGGGGCAGGGCCTGGCATTTCGGTTCCAGTCGCTGGGTGATCATCAGAGTCTCAACACCCTCCCCCCATGCAACCTGCGGTCATGCGCACGATGA